CGCCTACTCCTACAAACAGACCGTTAGCTGAGCTTACGCATACCACAGACGTTCCAGTTCCTGATCCTGTGGCGCTGCCGACAATCGTGGGACTTGTCGGCGCGACATCAGACTTGACTGCTATACCGCCCTTGACATCTAACCCGGCGTTACACGGCCCCCAAGTCGAGTAGAGAGTACCGGACCCGGTGCAGCGCATAGAGCGCGACCCGTGGTACGCATCGGCATCGTCTACTACCCAGTCCCCGCTGGTCTTCCACTTATCAGGCTTGCCGGAGCTGACCCGCTCAAAGCTGTAGTTCTCGACAACGTTCTCGTGCACGGTTCCAAGCGACGGGATAGAATCCAGTTCGATCGTGCCGCCGCGGATGTAGATGTTGTAGAATTCCGCGTTCCCGTTTTTGAATATGGCCCAACCGTCCTCGCCCTCTACGTAATTCGCGCTGCGATGTGTCCCGGTTGTCACCAGCTCTGAACCGTCCCATGATAGCTTCGGATCAGAAGAACCGCCGAGCTTGAACGTGCCGCCGTCAAGGTTGAACTCAGTCCCATCACCCGTTCCCCAGTTAGTAGAGCGGAGCGTTCCACCGATCAACGTCCGGCCCTTGATGTCGTACTGCGCGATGATATGCTGCGCGGCCACGGTGTCGGCTAGCAGATTGTCCTGATCGTCCTCGTTCGGGGTGTAACCAGACCCGGCGCCGTTGTGGATCGTTCCCGTGGTTTCGGTGCCGTCCCTGGCCACGACCGTGACCTTGTACTGATAGGCATAGCTCGTGTCCAGCGGTGAGTGCATAAACCCGGTAGTTGTGGTGCCGATCAAGTTCCAGGAACCTGGGAAGCCGCTGCCGGTGTTGATGTCAGTGTAGACCTTGTAGTAGGAGAACCCGGCCCACGTCGTTTTCGCAGCGCGCATCTTGAGGAAGATACGGCCAGCGCCTACGATCACGGCCTCGGCGTTCCCGGTACTCCAGTCGTCTACCTGAATGTCCTCTGAACTACTCAGTCCAGAATCGCTAACCTCGGTAGATGGGAGCCCTTGGTTGCCAGCCCGGTCAACCGCGCATACCACAAAGTACCACGGTCCCAAGCTTGATCCGTCCAGCGCGTAGGTGAACGTTTCGGCGTTGACAAACCAGACGCTGTCATAAGTGTTCGGATCTCCAACGTCAATGGATGGCTCATCTGACACGAAGACTCTGTACCCGGCGAGGGCCCCGAACGGAAGGTCCTCGCCGTCCGCGCGGACAGTAGGAGCCGTCCACGAAACTACTACGGCCTCGACTACACCGCTCGCTGTCACTCCTGTGGGAGCGCCTGGTGCGACAGACCGGTACGGGAGCCGCGCTGCGACCGGCTTGCTCCATGCCGATAGGTTGGATCTTACCCCGTAGATGTGCGGCCTGATGTAACCGCGCGTCGCCATTATCCCGCCCAGCCCACGTAGGTCAGCACGTCATTCTGTGCTGTGAAGTCGTATCCGGCCTTCGAGAGTACGATGGTCATTTCAGGGTAGGTCTCGATGTCAATAAAGAAGGAAGCGATCCCGTCGGCGCCCGTCACAAATGGGTTGTCCTTGGGAGTGGTCGCGGCCTTGTCCTCGTAGATGTCGGCTGCATCCGTAGTGCCGGCCTCGTACACCGTCACCGTTACGGCTGGAATGATCAACCCTGTCTCATCTACGATTGCTCTCGCCCATCGTCTGTACGTCGCCATATTACCTCCTCGTACTCACTGGAACAGATGCGATCTCACAGATCATCCTCTTCCCCTCGCCGAGCCCCTCAATCTGAACGTAGGGGTAGATGTCCGTGGCTACATATGTCCAGTCTCCAATCGCTCGCAGGATCTCGTATGTCTCGCCGTTGGCGATCGGATCATCTACCGGATCTATTGTGAGAACTGTCGCTGTGTTGGACAGTATCCGGCGACAGACCGCATTGCGCGCCGGAGCGGTCAACCACAGGTAGTGATCGGCCAGTGCGCCTGGAGTCCAGGCCTTGGACGTATCCTCGACCGTGTTGGCCGAGCCTCCCGTCGCAGTCCCGTAGTCTATTAGCGTACCCTCTCTGTACCGTACAAGGTAGCCGGAGATGTTCCAGCTACGCGTGCCAGCCCAGCGGACGTGCAGGACCGGCGTGGAATCTCCAGAAACACCTTCCCCCCAAACCCCCAGCGCCTCCGGCTGGGATGGAGGCTCCGGTATCGGTCCCGTGCGCTCATCCCGATCACGATCGTGCTTCCCAAGCCAGTCAGTACGCGCACGCGAGAACCAGTACCGCCGCGCGCCGATCCGCTTGTACAAGGCGCCGCGGAGAACTGTAGAACCCACTGTATCGCCTTGACCGATTGTCATGGTGATGCCAGTTACCCCGAGCGTGACCGTCTCTGACGGTGTGTCAATTGTTACCAGCTCTCCGCCCTCGAATCCAAGACACAGCCATGGGATATGCGCCTCCGCGTTAGGACACGGCGAGGAAAGATCATGTAAAGCATAGTCTGCTAGCTTCACGGCCTCGGCGCGCGTATCTATTAGCGAGCCGGCCTTCTCGACAATGCGCATGTACCGGTGCTTCCTGCCGGTTCCATCTGGGACGCCGTAGACGAGCCGCGCCGCCTCGTTTGCCGCATCTACCACGGCCTCCTTGCCGGTTGAACGTTCCCGGTAGACCACCCGCACCGCCGTGCGCACGTTCGCCTCGGTGTAGTCTGTCCGGAACAACCGGATATTCCCGCCGATGGTAAGATCCGGCGTCACGTTGGACCGGTCCGGGTCTACGATCGTGGGACGAAAGTCCCCGCTCCCGGCGTGGTACTTCTCCGCCAGGACGTACCCGATCGCATTCACAGGACGCTGGATCGCCTCTAGCAGCGAAACGTCACCGATCTCGTACTTGTAGACGTAATAAAGAGGATCGTCTTCTACCTCAATCACCGGCGCGAATCCGTAGTCGGTCAGGATCTGGTTCAGACAGTTGGTCGCTGCCGAGATATACGTGTCGCTGTACACGCGGCCTTCTCTGATGTCAATGTAGTAGTCGGCGTACGGTTGCAGGATGCCGACAACGTCAACCTCTAGCGTATCGTCTCCGTTGACGTCCTCGGTGCCGCGCGTGTTACCGGGTCCAACGTAACCATCGAAGACGGTGGCAGGTGTGTTACCGCCCTTGCCGAGTTTGATCTTGACCCGGTTGTATCCTCCTAGGAGCGGAACTCCGGATGGGTTGAAATCCGACGTGTGGCCAGGGTCAAGCGACTCGCCGGCATCCCTGAACGGCGCATGGTTGGCTAGGGTTAGCGACGCCGTCCATGCCCCAGTGTCATGCGAGTAGACCATGGACAGCGCCAGCACGCGCGACTTCCCTGGAAACGATGATCCGCTCGGAGAACACAGGTTCACATCTCCCAAGGTCGGGTGCGATACCACGACTTGGACGCCCGTTACCTGTGTCGCCGTCAGACCATCTGTGATCGTCCTCACTTGCGCGCCGCCTCCAGGCTCGTGACCTTGCTCTCAATGGCTTCTACGCGCGTCTTGAGCGCAGCGATCTCATCCTCCACCATCATCGGTGGCGGCACTTTCGACCAGTCCGGCTTGTGACAAATGACAACTGGCAGCTTGTCGGTGCGACCCTTGGAATGAGCGATAACAGTGACCCAGTGTTCGCGGTTGGCATAACCGGACACGTCGGTTGTAGATTCCACCGTGAGCAACCCGTTCTCATCTAGCGTGACTCCGGGGATGGGATCTAGAAGTTCCCACTCCTCGACAGGTTCCGTGGCCCCGAACTGGAGCTTGTTCGCTCCCTTCTCTGGAATGTAGCAGAACGTGTTACCGTCATTGATCTGAAACATTGCATCCCTCCATGTATCGCATCCCGTTCAGCATCGTCTGAGCGCGCGCCACTTCCAGAAGCTTCTCGGCGCTTGCCCCCCAGCACTCCTCCTCAATCTCATTGCTCCGCATTTTATCAGTTATGGCCAATCCGCGCTGCGCGCAGGCATACGCGGATTCAGGATCGCCATGTGCCAACCAGAACTGCGCTAGCCTGATCCATGGCTCCCGCTGGGACGGGTTCTCGGCCAGCGACCGGAGCATCCAGACGGCGATCTCGTTCGGATCCCTGCCGAGCTGGTTCAGACAGTACGCGATCAACCGGCAGCTAGTCGAACGCGTCTGTGCGATGCCATCTACGTCCTCGTACGGCTCCAGGTAGCGGTCACAGATAGCCAGGTGACGCTTCAGCTCGGCAATGGCCTCCTCGTATCGTCCGTGGAACCAGAGTTCGCGTCCGTATAGGTGTGCACAGCGTTGATCGTCCGGGTACTCTTCGGCTGCCATCTTGAGGAGAGCGATCCTAGACCATCTCTCCTTCTTGTTCGGGTCCGGGTAGTGGCGGATGATCTCCTCATTACACGTTCTAACGCACTCTCCGGGAGCCGTCCGCACCAGCGTCTCATGGATCGGGTAGCGCCATATGTACCCGTTCCTGGCGTGGATCTTGAACCCCCATACCGAAAGCCTGGGGATTGTCTGCTCACGGTCCTGCCAGTTGTGGATGAACGGGTAACGAAGCATGGTGGTCTCTGGGGTCCATGCCTTCTCCAGCGTCTCGCGCCAGTTGGGGAGAAGGACCTCGTCTAAATCCATTGAGATGCAGATCCGCGCCTCTGGAGGGACGTAGGACAGCGCCATGTTCCGAGCGAGATCGAACCGCCACGGCGCCACGGCGATCTCGTTGACCTCGGCGCCTAGAGAACGCAGTATGTCAGGAGTCCCATCGGTTGAGCCGGTATCGCACAGGATCACGCGGTCAACGCCGACCATAGAGCGCATGAACCGCTCGGAGAACGTTGCCTCATCCTTGCAGATACCATAAACGACGATCACGATACCATCACTTTGGCAATCTCCAGGTCTATCTCCTTGTTCTCGCCGTCTGCCGAGCCGTGGATGCGGATGTAGTGTTCTCCAGACAGGCCGGACACGTCAAGCTCAATCGTGTCCTCTCCGTTGGCTGTGAACGACTGGCGAGCATTGTAGACCGTCCGCGCTCCAGTTTTGTTTGTGGATGCGATGAGATCGCCTGTTACGCCCGTGGTATCCCCGGCCTTGGTAACAAGTGCTTTGACCGTGGAGTAATTCGTCAGATCAACTGCATCCGTGGTAACCCAAGTGCGCTCACGATACGGGGATACAGGTTTGTACTTTGTGATTCGCATACATCCTTTGTATCCGCTACCAGAGCTTGCGTCGGCACCTCCTCCGCCGCCGCCTCCTCCATAGGCTCCACCATTGTACCCATCTTTTCCTGAGGTCCTTCCGTTTCCTCCCTCACCACCATACTCGGATTTGGCTGCTCCACCTGTTATACCAGAGGCGTTATTCCCGTCCCCAGTAGAACCAGCTCCTCCGCCACCTCCTCTTCCAGCGGTTCCGATTGTCAACGCTCCATTCCCGCCAGAATATTTTGTATCACCGATACAATTAGATGCTGCTCCTCCCTGGCCACCGACATAAGAGTTAGCACCATTCCCGCCAACCGCCTCGACTACTTTTGTGCCACTTGCGTTCTTGAAATACGTTGCACCTCCACTCTGACCTACTCCTCCTCCCGTGCCGATACTGATTGCGTAAGACGTACTTGCAGAGACTGAAATCCCTGTTTTCTTGGAATAAGCACCCCCTCCTCCTCCGCCTCCACCTAATGTAGAATCAGGCTGTCCCCCGCCTCCGCCACCGCCCCAGCATTCCACGTCCACTTGCGTTACGCCTTCCGGACATTGCCAACTTGTCGTTGCTGTGTTGTCAATGAACACCGTTCCATCATTTTCTAGTGTGGCTGCGCCGGTCTGGACGTTCATATGGAGATATGTATCTTCCTTCTCCATGACAGCCGACCCATTGCCGATAGACGATGCATACCCCTCTGTCCAGTTGTCCTCGTAGGCGCCTAGGTTGTAGAGATAGAGCAACTTCTCCCATATCTTCTGCCACTCGCCACTTACGCGCGCCCACCCTTCGGTGAGTTCCTTCCATCCCCCGGATACCTTCGCATATAGAGCCGATAGATCCTTCCACTCTCCGCTAACGCGTACGTGTCCGCTCATGAGTACTTGAACCAGAGATCGCCATCAGATCCGCCAGACGGGTCGCTCGTGCTGACAGTTATCTTGCGGATCTGATCGGCATTCAACGTAGGAATTTCTGACGACAAAGCGAGCCTCACCTTTGAGGAGGCAGTCCCGACGTAGACCTGATCGTAGTCAGTAGAGATAGCCGGCTCGCCATGAGCAAGTTCGCTGGCTTCTATCTGTGCTTTGGTGCCGCGCTTGATTCGTATCGTGTTCGCCATTACACCTCCTATCTCTTACGGCGCTCCGGCTTCCCCGCTTGCTCTACCTGTGCCTTCAGAGCATCGCGTTCCGCTGTCAGCTTGGCTACTTCTGCCTTCAGAGAATCTACCTCCGCAGTCAATTCCGAGACGCGCTTCTTGGTATCGGAAAGCTCGGCCCTAACCAGACCGTAGGTCATGGAAAGGTCATTGTACTTT